GGCGCTTTTAATTGGTCTTCCCATTTGTTTTCTCCTTTGACGTTCTAAGCCTACGGGGTTGGTGCCCCATAAATCAGTCTTTGCTGATACTGTATTTAACAAAAAACAGGGACCTAAGTCCCTGTTTCTGTATTCCTATTCTATAAGTTAGACTTATGAGAATGAGATGTTTGACATTGCAACTTCACCAACGTAGTCACCTGCGTTACCTAGTGAACTTGCTGTGTTTGAAAGCTCAACGTAGCCATATCTTGTCATGAATGATACGACTGGCTCGAATGTGCCTGGATCAAGCACTGTGCCACTTGACATTAGCGGAACGTATGGGCAATAGAATGCTGCCGCATCTGTTTCACTTGAGCCTTTGTAGCCAACAAGTACTGCTGTACTGTCACTTGCATATGAATCAACATATACACGCATAGCACCGTTAAGTGTACCTACAAACTTAGTGTTTGTTGGTGCCTCAAATGTGCCTTCTGTTGTACGAGCAAACGCACTAGTTGATGCACTCTGAAGTACTGTTAGTGCCTCAGGTGATACAACTGCATAGTTACCTGCACCACGACGTGTGCGCTGTGCAATTTTGTTTGCTGTGCGGTTGATTAGAACTGCAAGTGCTGCATGCTCGTCACCAACGTATGTTGCTGTACCAGAAACTGCTGCTTGGTTGAATGTTTCTTCAGTAGCGGCTAGTGAACGCAATGACGCTAGTACTTCCTGATCAATTTCTGCAGTGATTTCTTGTGCAAGTGCTGCCATGATTTCAGCTTCGACATCAATGCCATGCATTGACTGTGCGTCTTGAGCTGCTTCAAATGTCCAGCGTGCCTGCAACTTACGAGTTTTTGCTTCAACTGCTTGCTTTAGGATCTGGATTGACAATGCACGACCGCCTGTACCTTCTTTTGCTGCTGTGCTGTCTGCTCTACCTGTTGTAAGTGAACCAGAATATGCGTTAGCAATTTTGAATGGTGATAGTGCTTCGTCACCTGCTGTTGTGTCTGTGTTAGTTGCTGATGCATCGTTTGTTGTTTCAGCATAACGTACACGAAGTGTATGAATCTGACCAACTGGACCTTGCATTGGCTGAACACCAACGATTTCGTTAGCAATAACTGTAGGCATTACACGACGGATAACTGGTAGGATAACACGGTTTAGTGTTGCTACGTTACCTGCTGCTGATGCGCCTGCTGTTGCTGCCTCTTTCAAGTATTTGCGAGTGTTTTCTAAAACAACACTCATGCTGTTACGGCGATTACCTTCTAGACCTTCAAGAAGTGCATCTTTGGTATCGTCCCAACGGCTCTCTAGTAGTACGTCTGACATTTAAGTCTCCTCTATTGTACTTTATTTTAAGCCAGCAAGTTTGCGGATGTCAACGATATTATCGTTTCCTTCTTCAACCTGGACTGTTTTTTGTTCTTTATTACCTGTTACTTCAGTACGACTTTCTGTGATAGTTTCTTTCTTTGATTCTTTAATCATTGATTTACCATCTAGTACTGCTGGTAGGTAACGGTCGAAAGCAGTCTGCAACTTAGCAGTTTGTACGCTTTCAAGTAAGTCAGTCATAATCGCTGCCTTATCTTTGTTGAGTGGCTTAAGAAGTGTGTTAAGTGTTTCTTTACGCTCTACACCCTCATTAATAGCAGCAATTTCTTGCTCCTTGCTCTCAACGATCTTAGATTTTTCTTCAAGACTTTCATTGATTTGTGCAACCTCTTCAGCGGCCGCTTGGACTGCTGCTTCTAGTTCCTTAATCTTTTGATTTTCATTTAAATGACTTGATGAAAATTCTGTTGCAAAAGTTTCGAAGATTTTACGTCCGAAAGTATTCTCTTTTGCGATTTGAATATCTTCTTTAAGTTGAGTCATTTCACCTTTTAGATAGCCAGTTACTGCTTCATTTACGGCTTTACTTGTGTGCTTTACAAACTTCTCTTTGAGGTTTGCAAATTGCTCACGAGCTTCTTTAACCAATCTTACTTTAGTTTCAACAACATCTTGACGGTCTTGCTGGAAGTCTGAAATTTCTTCAGAAAGCTGAGCGGTAACAAACTCTTCTAGTTTGCCAACCAGTGCTTGCTGTTCTGCTCTTTCTGACTTTAGTTCCTTGATTTCTTCACTAAGTGTCTTTACTAAAAATTGGTCAAATGTGCCGCTTGCTTCTTGCATTCTTGCAACAAACTTAGCACGGTCTTCAGAGATTGCTTTGCGCTCTTCAGCGATTTGCTCTAGCTCTGTAGTAAGACCTTCTGTAACCATACGATCTAAGGCTTCAACCATAGTAGATTTATCATGCTCATAGCGTTGTGCAAACTCCTCGCGAAGTTCTGCAGTAACCTGTGTACGAGTTTCGTTCATCTTTGCTTCCCATTGTTCAGCAATAGCAGAGCGAGTTTCCTCATTCACAAGGTCGCTATCCAAAAGTGGTTTGATAGCATCTAGCATTTTGATCTCCTAGATCTTTAAGTCCCTGATAAGACGAATCATTTCCTCTTTCAGGTATTTTTGTACTTTAGCATCGCCGTTCGCTTCACGAGCCATGTCAAGCACTTTATGCCCCCCACGCATATTAAGTAGTCCTTCGTAAATCGCTACTGGATATGCATTTGGTGCACTGGGTTGTGCCACAACGTCAACTGTGACAATTTCAAAATCAGCAACTTGACCAGAAGATTCGTTAACGTTTCCACTGCCTCTGCTACTAACTCCTAAATTTACTCCACCTTGAATCATTGTTTTCACAAGTTGACCCATTGGTGTTTCAAGAATCTTTAGTTTACCATACCCATTAGGTCCATCCATCCACATACTTTCAATCATATGTGATACTCGATCAAGGTTAATTTTGAGATCATCTGGATGGTCAACTTCACCTAAAACGCTTTGTCCGCTTTTTAGTTGCTCGTTGATGGTACTGACTGCATTAGTAATTTCAGAGACAGGGTAAACACGCTTGTTTGCGTTCTCTACCCCGCCCTGGATACAAATGCCTTTCATGTAGAGATCCTTGCCGCCATTAGAATTCTCTGTTGCTTCATAAACAACATTGGCTTCTTTAAACGTTAGGTTTTCTCTCAAGTACAACATAGAAATTATGCTTTACTCATTGTTGCGCCACGTGTGTCTGACGCATCTGTTTGTACTGTTGATTTTGGTGTTGGTGCACCTGACTCTTCGCCTGTTGGATCGACTGCTTTGCCGCCCATGTCGTTTTTGCCAGCTACTGGACCTGCTGATCCGTCACCTTCTTCGCTAGTTACCGGTGCAGGAGCCTTTTCGGTGTATTCACGAACCATTTCCTCAGTCTCTTCTTCTACTGATTCCATATCCATTTCTTCTTCTTCACCTTCCTCTTCTTCACCTTCTTCGTCGCCCATGTCCATATCCATGTCCATTGCGTCGTCGTCAGCAGCATCGTCTGCACCCATTAGTGCTTCAAATTCTGCTTTCAATTCGTCAAGTGCGTCTTCTAGGTCAACAACGCGGTCTTCAATTTCTTCGTCCGCATCATCATCTTCCATTGAAAGACCTTCTTCGTCTGCTTCGATGTCGTCGATCATATCGTCTGCTGCATCGCCACCTAGCTCTGCTTCATCAAAGTCTGACTCTTCAATTTCTTCTTCACTTTCTTCAACTGCATCTTCTTCTACTTCTGCAGTTTCTTCAACTTGATCCTCATCTGTGAGACCCTCATAGATGTCACGTGATTTTTCAACCACGATCTCATGGAACAAATCTTTTGCGCCCTGCTCATCTTCTGCGATAAACAGTTCAATCAATTGCTCAAATTTGTTTGTCATTTGTATAACTCCTATATTCATAAGGCATTTGTAGTTTTATTTAGTGTTTACTAAAAAAACATAGTAAAATGCGCACTTTTTGGACCAAAAAGTTTGCTATACAAAATTTTAAAGGAAAATTGGTTATACTGCTGGTGCAGGTGCAAATTGCTTGCGAATCTCTTTGATTGACTCTTGGTATTCTGCTGCTTTAAGATCACTAAGTTTGCGCAGTTTACTTAACTGTTCCAGTGTAAGACGTGTCTTACGGGTATCAGTTTTCATAGCAGCACTGCTATCTTGATATTCTGGTTCGTCTTTATCCTCAGCATGTGCTTCAACAGGCGATGCATTGCCTACTTCTCGTGTAGGAACGTCAGGATTTTTACTAAACATATCAACTTTTGCTGATACTTGTGTAAATGCTGGTGCTTCTAATTCAAATAATAACATGTAATTATTTATCCTATCCTCTGCGTCTAATCCTAGTTCTAGGATATATTGTTCCTGTTGTAGGCTTAGTGT